ACACAACAACAATTAGGTTTTTTCTGGAGACCTGAAGAAGTATCTTTACAAAAAGATAGAAATGATTATCAGAATTTAAGAGAAGAACATAAATTTATATTTACATCTAATTTAAAATATCAAACAATGTTAGATAGTGTACAAGGTAGGGGACCTGCTCTTGCATTTTTACCATTTGTAAGTTTACCAGAATTAGAATCATGTATCATAACATGGGATTTTATGGAGACTATACACTCTAGGTCTTACACATATATTATAAAGAACTTATATCCTAATCCTAATGAAGTGTTTGATACTATAATAGAAGATGAAAAGATAGAACAAAGAGCAAAGTCAGTTACAAAAGCATATGATGACTTGATTGAAATAGGTTATAAAAAAATCATGGGTCATGATGTAAATGAATATGAACTTAAAAAGAAATTATGGCTTGCATTATGTACAGTAAATATTTTAGAAGGTCTTAGATTCTATGTATCATTTGCTTGTTCATTTGGATTTGGTGAATTAAAACTACTAGAGGGTAGTGCTAAGATTATATCATTTATTGCAAGAGATGAATCACAACATCTAGCAATATCTCAAAAAATAATAAACAACTATCGTGAACATGAACAAGACAAAGTTATGTTACAAGTAATTAAAGATACTGAACAACAAGTTTATGATATGTATGATAGTGCAGTACAAGAAGAAAAGAATTGGGCAACATACTTATTAACAAAAGGTTCTATGATAGGATTGTCTGAAAAACTTTTACATAGATTTATAGAACACATGGCAAACAGAAGAATGAGAACCATAGGTTTAGAACCTAAGTATGACCAAAAAACTAATCCACTACCATGGATAAGTCATTGGTTAAATTCTAAAGGTTTACAAAATGCACCACAAGAAACTGAAATAGAAAGTTATGTTATAGGTGGTATTAAACAAGATGTAGAGAAAGATACATTTAGTAACTTTAAATTATGATTGAATATCAATACCTGAATATAGAATGTGATAATTGCGAAACGCCGTATGAAGTAAGGTGGGATGTAGAACATCCATCAGCACCTTTAACTTGTCCATTCTGTGGACATGAACTAGAAGATGAGGCATTTATAGATGAAGAAGATAAAAGCGATTGGGATTGATTACAGTTTAAATTCACCAGCAATCTGTATTGCAACTGGTGACCTATCATTTGAAAATTGTAAATTTTATTATGTATCTTCTAAGAAAAAATATATTGGTAATTTTGGTAAAAATATAATAGGTAGTGAATACAAAGAATGGACTGACCCCATAGAAAGATTTTCAAATATATCTAAATGGGCATATCTATCACTTAGAAGTTATGGTGATATGGAATTATTTAATGGCAAGACTGTTGTACACATAGAAGGATATTCTTATGGTAGTAAAGGTCAAGCTATATTTCAAATAGCAGAAAACTGTGGCATATTAAAATATTCACTACAAGAGAAAAAAATAGGGTATGACATTATTGTACCGAGTATTATTAAAAAGTTTGCAACAGATAAAGGTAATGCAAATAAAGAATTAATGTATGAACAATTTTGTAAAGATACAAAAACAGATTTAATGAAAACATTTGATATGCAAACATTATCTAATCCTATAACAGATATTGTGGATGCTTATTATATTGCGAGATGTGGTTATGAAAGTACTAAAGGCAAATAGTCAAGTACCAAGTCAAGTTTTTCAAGAAGGACCTAAACTAAAATCAGAGATGTTTCCTGTGAAAGATATACTTGTTACAGCACCTAGAAACTGGATTGAAAATAAAATGAAACCATTTACAGAAAGTATTGAATCAGTAGGCATGATGTGGCCTGTTATATTAGTACACTTAGATGATTATTGGGAACCTATGAAGTCTAAAAGATGGCCTAGAAAAAATTTAGAAGGCGATTTTATAGAGGGGTATGGTGTACATACAGGAAACAAAAGAGTTATTTGGGCACAAGAAAATAATTATGATTTAATAGAGGCAATTATTGTTACAAATAGAAATCAAAAAGACTATATTGTAAGACATACATTTTTACCTAGAGGTCAATGGCCAGGGCAAGTATCTAAATGAACAAAGAACAAAAATTATTTAAAGACAATATAAAATCTATTGAAATAGGTATGCATAACTATTGTAATAGAACTTGTAATTTTTGTCCATTATCTAGAGATGATGTTAATAGAAAAGATAAAAAGAAAACTATATTTATGGATGACATAATATTTCAAAGTATTCTAGAACAATTAAAAGAAATTGATTTTGATGGTCGTATAGATATTTCTAGATATCATGAACCACTATCGCACAAAGAAGACATATTAGAAAGATGTCGATTAATGAATTATTATATACCTAATGCAAAAATAAGTATCAATACAAATGCAGATTTTTTAGATAGAAATTATATAGATGAACTATTAGATTCTTATGTAGACCATATTGCTATACAGGCATATCTAAAAAATGGTGTAGAAGAATATGATGAAATGGGTGTGTTCAAAAGAATAAATCAGATATGCAAAAAGATAAATGTGCCAGAAATTAATCCTGATAATTATAAAGATAAAGACTGGATAAGATATAGACTGCCAGCTATCAAGTCTACTATACATGCAAGAAATTATTGGAAGAACGGTATGAATAGAGCAGGTACAGTTTTAGATTTTAATTATAAAAGAACTGAACCATGTACAAGTATGGACAAAGGTGTTTATATAGAATATGATGGTAGTATGACGGCATGTTGCGATATGATAGCACCTGAACTACATAGTGAATGGACAGTAGGTAATTTAAAAGAAGAACCTGATTTATTTAAAAACTATGCAAGTGAAAAATATCAAGGGTTTAAGAAACGAATAAATAATGCTGACTGGATTGAAAACTCACCATGTCTAAAGTGTAAACGAGATATAAGAGGACATAAAAAATGATTAATATACCTGCCGAAGGACAATATAATATGCATAATACAGATTTTTGCCCACATGCAAATTTTGTAGAATTTATCTGGCCAAATATGTATGACAGATTACTAAAAGATTTTCCTAGTGATGATTTATTTAAAGATGAATATCCAGAAGAAAGAAAACATGGCCAAAGACCACATTGTCGCAGATTCTTTTGCATAGGTGAAACACAAGGTAGTAAATATTTTGAACAGTATATGAAAGGTATAAAAGATTTACCTTCTTCATGGCAATTATTTGTTAATAATATTTTAACAAACAAAGACTATAAAAAATTTATTTGTAAAGCATTAAAAGTAAAAGATTTCAAAATAAGATTTGACTTTCACAGAACAGAAGGTGGTTTAGATGTATCACCTCATGTAGATAGTTTGGGTAAAATAGGTTCACACTTATTTTATTTCATGCCAAAAGATTGGACAGATGAAATGGGTGGTAAGACAATATTTTATCGTGGTAGAAAGGTAAGTAGAATGAATCCTGAACCCGAAGAATTTGAGGATAGTGTAACAACAAGTGTTATAGGTAATCGTTCTTGTTTATTTAAAAATGTAAATGAAGGATGGCATGGAATTACAAAAATTAATTCAAACATACATAGACAAATTTGTAATGTGGTATTATTAAAATGATAGACATAACAGCAGATTTATTAAATAGTATATCTTGGGAAGATGGTATAATTTATATCATACTAGGTCTCTTAGTATACACAGCAAAAAAATATATTGATAAGAGGTTTAAATAATGGCAGTTACACTCAATAGAATATTAAAAAAAGTAGAAGACATGGGCGAATACTATTTTATTGTTCATTCTGAAATAAGACCCTATGGTCCTGGCACCAGAAGATATATGTTAGGTAAACATATAGAATTGCCTGAAAAAATAAAAAAAATAGAAAAAACAGGAAAGTTTACTAGAACTCATGGTAAACAAATATACATTAATGAGTTACCATTACCAGCATTAGAGTTTGAAGAATGGTTAGATAATTATATTATGGATTTAGAAAAAAGACATTAAAAAGAAACTATTATTATGAAGGATTAGTATGTGTGCAATTCATGGCATTGTTGATGTGAAACCAGAGTTAATGATGAAGATGGTCAAAACCGCTCATCATAGGGGTCCTGATGGCAATTCAATTTTCAAAGATGACTACATTACATTGGGTCATAATCTATTATCAATTGTAGGTAAAGTAGAAGATGGCAAACAACCTTATGAACATGAGAATTGTGTATTAGTTTACAATGGTGAAATATATAACTATAAAGATTTAGAACAAGATTCAAAAAATGATACAGAAGCTTTAGCAAAAGGTTTAAAGAATGAGGGTTGGGAGTTTCTAAAAAAATGTGATGGTATGTTTGCTCTTGCATTTTATAATAAGACTACAAAAGAATTAATTTTAGCAAGAGATACCAATGGTACAAAACCACTATATTATGGTTATATAAAAGATAAGTTATATTTTTCTAGTGAGATTAAAAGTTTATTAGAGTGTGGTTTTGAAAGAAAAGTTTGTAAGAAAGCATTAGGTCTATATTATAATCAAGGTTATGTGCCAGGTTATTTAACTATGTTTGAGGGTATTAAGAAGTTAGTACCAGGACAAGTATTAGTAAATGATAAAAGATATAATTTATTAGATTATAAATTAGATGTAATAGATAACCTAGATATAGACCATGTTAAAAGAGAAGTACAATTAAAACATAATTATTCTGTACAACAAACCTTAATGGGTCGTAGAAATATAGGACTATTCTTATCAGGTGGTTTAGATTCATCATCAATACTTTATGAGATGAAAGAATTAGGTTTAAAACCTAGAACATTTACATCTAGTTTTGCAACAACAGACCCCAAAAGTTTATTGAATCATGATAGTAAACTTGCAGAAAGATTATGCAAAGAATGGGGCATTGAAAACAATGTATTATATCAAACACAACAAGATTATGTTGATAGTATTGAAGACGCTTTTTATGCATTAGAAGAACCAAGACAAGGTAAAAGTTTTCCAACTTATTACAATATGAATAAGTTTATATCTTCAAATGATATTACAGTTACTTTGGCTGGTGATGGTGGTGATGAATTGTTTGCAGGTTATAAACATCATATTAAACAAAAAAATTGGAAAGATAAATTATTTTGGTTGAGTGCATACAACACATCACTTAAAAATCCTGAATTAAGATGTAGTTTAAATGACCAGATGAATTATCTAAATGAGTGGTTACCTGTAAAACAACTACAAGAAGATGAATTGAATAATTTTTTATATACAGAAAGTTTAAATTCTTTAGCAGAAGATTTTTTAGTGAGAAACGATAAGTTAGGTATGGCGTTTAGTATGGAAGGTAGATTTCCAATAATTAATAAAACATTAAGAGATTATGTTAGAGCATTGCCTAGTGAATTAAAAATTGATGAAAAATTTTCAGACTTTCCAAAAACAAAACATAAGTATTTACAAAGAAAATCATATGAAGGTTTATTACCTGATTATATTTTAAATCATAGAAAAACAGGTTGGCGTTTTCCTACAGATGAAATACTAATAGGTAGAATGGACCAACCAGCACCTGATAAAGGAGTTTTAAAAGATTATATAAGAGAAACATTGAACGATAAAGAACTTATGGATATTTTTGAGTATGGGGAAAAAGATATTGAGGATAGATATTTAAATAATAGAGAACATGTGAAAAATGATAAAGGTACAGATAAGGCTGGTCCAGGTCTTAAATCTCAAAAAGAATTATTTTGTACACTTAATTTTGCAGTTTGGAAGAAAGTATATAATATGTCATTATGAAATTACTTACAATTACAACTTGGAATAATAAACTATACAGAGAATATGCTCATAAATTTGAGTCCACTTATAATTGGGAATGGCCTTATACAGTATATAATGAAGATGATGGTATGTTTGAAACTATACCAGATTTAAAAAAGTTTGTAGATAGAAATAAAGATAGACCAATAGGTAATAAAGGTTTCTTATTAGATGGTGTAAGATTTAGTTATAAAGTATATGCCTATTGTCATGCTATAAAACAATATAGTAATTATGATTTTATAATGGGTGTGGATGCTGATAGTATATTTTACTATCCAATGACTGAAGATGTTGTAAAAAAAGAATTATATAGAGAAGATTGTATGATGACTTATCTTGGTAGAGGCAGTCAATATAGTGAATGTGGTTTTTTAGGTTTTAATATGAAACATCCAGAGATACAAAATTATGCAGATGAAATGTTAAGAATGTATAATACTGATGAAATATATACACTAAAAGAATATCATGATAGTTTTGTTTGGGACCATGTGAGAATACTATTTGAGGGCAAGAGACAAGTACAAAATTTAAATATAGGTGACAAAAAAAATGCTCATGTTCAGGCAAGGTCAGTTTTAGGAAGATATTATGACCACACAAAAGGTCCTACTAGAAAGTCTGTGGGGTATAGTGGTGAAAATTCAATGGTAATAAGTAGAGGAAGGCCGAATGAGTGATTTTCAATTAATATGTTTTGGGATTGCAGTAGCACTTTTAGTTTATTGGAGTGTTGGTGGTTATGATTAATGTATTTATAGGATATGATAGTAAAGAAAAGGTTGCATTTAATGTACTTGCATATAGTATATTAAGAAACAGTACAAAACCTGTATCAATAACACCTGTTTATTTGCCAAACCTTCGTGATGATTTTGTAAGAGAAAGAAATAATTTATCATCAACAGAATTTTCATTTAGTAGATTCATGGTACCACATCTTATGAATTATAAAGGGTGGGGTGTCTTTATGGATTGCGACCAACTTATGTTAGGTGATATTGCAGAACTATGGAGATTAAGAGATGATAAGTATGCAGTACAATTATGTAAACATGATTATACACCTAAAGAAGATAAAAAGTTTTTAGGTCAAGTACAAACAAAGTATGAGAAAAAGAATTGGTCATCATTTATGTTAATGAACTGTAATAAGTGTCATGAACTTACACCAGACTATGTTAATAGTGCAACAGGTTTACAACTACATCAATTTAAATGGCTAGAGAGTGAAGACTTAATAGGTGATTTGCCATTAGAGTGGAACTGGTTAGTAGATGAACCAGGTTATAACACTAAATCAAAAGTAAATAACATACACTTTACAAAAGGTGGTCCATGGTTTAAAGAATATGCAAATTGTTCATATTCAGAAACATGGAATGAATATCACAAAGAGTGTTCGTGGATAGAATGATAGACGGATTTGAAACAAGAGAGAAAACAGATATACCTGTAAGAGCATTAGTCAATAGTGCAAAAGGACATTTATATAAAAGACCAAGTACAACTGTTGGTCAATATGAAACTACTAAATGGGATTACGATAGAAGTTTTAAAAATCCTATTGCAGTATTTGGAATGTTACGAGGTACATCTCAACTAATAGAAGAATGTAGCAGACTTAATCAAGACTTTTATTTTTTTGACCATGCTTATCTTTTTGGTAATAATCACAGTCCATCTAAAATTTTTAATGAAAAGATATATAGATTAACTAAAAATTATTTTCATATAAGAGATATAAAAAAATTAAGTGATGATGATTACAAAAGAATACAAAAATATAAAGAACATGTTAAATTAAAACCATGGAAACATGATGGTGAATATATTTTAGTTATACCACCTAGTAGTCATGTTAGAAAATATTATTGGTATAATAATAATTGGGAAGTACAAATGCTAAATACTATTAAACAACATAGTAAAAAACCAATTGTGATTAGAACAAAAGAAGATAAAACACCATTAGAAAAAGATTTAGAAAATGCTTATTGTACGGTGTCATATCAATCAACAGTAGTAATAAAATCTATCATGAGTGGTGTACCTAGTTTTTGTGCTGATGAATCAATGGGGTTACCAGTATCATTAACAGATATGACAAAAATAGAAGACCCATTATATACAACAGAAAGAGAACAATGGATAGATTCATTATTAGCTAATCAATTTACAATGTCAGAAATAGAAGATGGAACAGCATGGAAATGTGTTAAATAAATAAAAGGAGAAAAAATTATGGGCAATATATCAGGTAAAGTATGGGGTCAAACAGAATTAGTTTTTGCAAATTCTAATATTGAGTTTCATAGAATAGATATTAAGAAAGGTGGAGTGTGTAGTAAACATAAACACAGTTTTAAATTTAATGGTTTCTATTGCATGGCAGGCCAACTACTTATCAGAACATGGAAAAATGATTATGATTTAGTAGATGAAACAATTTTAAATTCAGGTGATTTTATGAGTGTGGCACCTGGCGAATATCATCAGTTTGAAGCATTAGAAGATTGTATAGCATTTGAATTATACTATGCACATTTTGACCATGATGATATACAAAGAGAAACAGTAGGTGAATTAAAGAAGTAAAAATTAATGAATATATATCATAAATTAGATTGGAATAAATGTCTATCTCATGAGATATGGGAATCATTTAAAAAAGGTTGGCCAGAATCAGATGAAGAAGTGCATTTCTTTTGGGGTCTTGCAGGTAAGAATGTGCCAGAGATTCAAAAGTGTATGGATGAAAACAAGAAATGGTTTTATGTAGATGTAGGATACTTTACAGAACAAATCACAAGATATCC